TGAGCGTATCAAAATGTGTTTGAAGGCGGCGATAAAGAATGCAATAACAACACTGGAGACAATGTTAACTGAAACACTAACAGCAATAGAAGTGATGAGACCTTGTTCGTACACTGGCATGCACACGCAATGACCGTGTGGCTGAAAGCACACATCGCAATATGAACAACCTGACAATGAATCAACAGATGATAGCATCTTCTGTTGCCCAGCAAAGTGTTCGCGGATAGTGCTCGTGTACCAATGCAAAAATGTGGTCATACCAAAAATCGGCTGTTCTGGATCAACTGGTATGTATTCAAAACTTTGTTTCATTTTGTCTTCGTCACCAGGGCGAACAACACACTTTGTGATCCTGAAATCCCACACATCAGGGAATGGCTCATTTGGGACGCGTGATGAATCCAACATTTGTGTTCCTGGTTTTCGATACTTGTGCTTCACAGATATCTCGATCTTGTATGGCAAACGACGCGCAATAGCCAAGGGACACTCAAAATACACTGGCATGTTGAGATCTTCAACGTTAGTCGAAAACATAACCAAATCGTTATTGAGTGGGTTTTTCCCTTTATCGGCCAAATCTGCATATGGTGGCATAGCTTGGATACAATTACATATGAAGATGACTTCGTTCATGGTTTTGTCAACACCTTGAACTCTAGTCGGGCGTGTGTTTGCAGCATCGTCAACTATGATTGTGCTCTTTGTGGAATCGTGGTTTGTCCAATAAGCATCCTCTGGATTTCTCACATAGATATCTTCCAAAGAAACTTCTTTCCGAACACGGACACGTTCTTTGTGGACGTGCATCATGTTCATCACGTAAGTTTTACCCACACTTGACTGTCCACAGACTATAAAAGCCAATGGAGTTTCACGAGGCTTCTGCGCATCAATTTTCACTGACAATTCGTTATTCATGTTCTCCAAATCAATAATGATTGTAAATAGATCTAGAGTAGCACGATCTTTAATTTGTAATCTACGAACTGCTGTGACCATAGAATTGGCCTCAACTAAGAGACTGCGAATCTCCTTAAGAACATCGTGTTTGTTGACTTCAGGGGCTCGGCGACGCATCTTAACATAATCCACCTTGACTTTTTGGTACCGCTCTTCAAAAAGAGCATACGTAGTCTCACTGTGGAAAAATGTGTCCCAGCTCCCTGTTGCATAAAATTGTGCACACTTAGTTGCGACGATT